GATTCTGAAGTTAAAATATCTACAATTGAAAGTGAATTCCAAAATACAAAAGTTATACTAGAAGATAACTTTGACGAATATACAGATAAACTTTTTAATAAAGATTTTGCTTTTGATCCTAAAATGTGTTTTTTAATTGGAAGGTTTACAGGTGATTTTATAATGGAAAGAAGTAGCGTATCTGATTTAGAATCTTCTTTTAATAGAGAGATGTTGGCACCATTTCATAATATAGCAAACACATCAGGTATGAGAGGTATTAAATATGACCATACATTTTTTGGTAAAAAAGGCTATTATGTTGTTTTTAAAGATAACATTAATTTAGATACCAAAATTATAACTGAGATTTTAAATAAAGATATTTCTGGATTTGAAAAGAGAAAAATGATAGAATCTTTAAACCTCACTTTATTTGATAAATATATTGAGTTTATGGATGAACCAATGATATTGCATATGGTTCACAAAATTCAAAAAGGTGGACCTAGAGAAATTTATGTTATGTCTTATCCTACAAAAGTTAGGCAACAAGCTATAGAGAAGTTTTTTGGTGCTTTAAGCAAATTTTTGCCAAATGAAATGATTTGTATACCTTCTTCTAAAAGAGTACATTGGATTCATCAAAAAGTACATGAAATTGATGTAAATCAAAAAGGACTAACAAAAATTTATCACACTTATGATTGTAGAAGATGGGCACCGCATTGTAATATATTAAAATATTACTTTTTTGTCGCTGGGTTGTCACATATTTTGCCTATAAATTTTACTAAAATATTTTTTCATTTTTGGAATAAATATTTAAAGAAAATATTGGTTTTAAGAGGAAGATTATGGAAAGCAGGCATTAAAAACTTAAATTTAGAAAAATTTCTTAAGAATTTTAATGTTGTTAATATTGATTTCAAAAATAAAAAAGGAGAAAAATGGGTTGATGTGTTATTAGCTGAAATTGAAATGTTACATTCATTTATGATGGGGATGTTTAATTATTTATCATCATTTGTACATGC